CGGGTGTGTACCAGTTCAACACCTCGGGCTTGTCGAGCGTCCGGATGCGGATCTCGGCGTGTGGCACCTGTGTCGGGGTCACCGTGACCGGCGTCTTGACCACGGCCGTCGCGAGCAAGAAAGGTGGCTCCGGCAGCGGAGTCACCGATGCCCTTTCTTTGACCTGTACCGGATGCACGAACGGAAATGTGTTGTTTTCAAGCGGTGAAGTGGTCGTAGAGGGCACGGTCGATGCCGCAAGTACGGCGCTCTCGAATCTCGCGTCTGTCGCGCTGAATACGGCGCTCCTGCCCGATGCGGCTGCGGCGGATGACTTCGGTTCGGCGACCTTGCCGTTCAAAGATATCTTTCTGGCGGGCTCCTCCGGTACGCCGGGGACCAATAATTTTAAGATCACGGGTGCCTCGACCTCTGGCACACGGGTCATCACCTTGCCGAACGCCACGGCAACATTAGCGGGCACGACGGTCGCCTTGGGTGGCACTGGCGCGACCTCCTTCACCGGCAGTCGCTGTGTCCAAACAAATGCAGGCGGAACGGCTTTGGAGTCAGCGGCGGGCGCATGTGCGAGTAGCGGGACGAACAGCTTTGTTATCACCTTAGACTCTGGCTATGGAACAGTCCTCGCGCCCTTTGTGTGGGCGGATGGTGCGACGTGGAATATGGGCGTGGCGGAAATCGTGAACGGAGCGTCGGCTAACGAGGCGACGGTCTGTGTGCCGGTTCCAGTGACCTCTACGTTGACAGCGGTCTATTGGCATGTGCGGATCAATGGGACACAGCAAAGTGCGGATGGTGCGAATAGCTTGTACATTCGGAATCAAACGACCGCAACCGATTCTACGGGCACGACGCTGACCTTTAGTGCATCCAGTCAAACGGCGAATGAAACGGGATTGAGCGTGGCCTTTACAGCGGGTAATTGCGTATCGGGCAAGATCGTGGCGGCAAGTCCGGCGACAGACCCGACGAATATCAGAATTCATGCGTCCCTCTACTTTACGGTGCCCTAAATGACGCATATTCTGTACGTTCTCATTGTGATCCTCTTTGCCTGTCCGACTTGGGCCGGTGAACCTGTGGCTCCGACTGCGCCCACAGCGGTTGATTACAGCGTGGCGGCAACTACTGAAGATGTCACAGTGACATCGGGGAGCGTTGTGGATCTCGCCGCGAAAATCGCCGCGATGGAATGCGGCCAGCACATTCTGTTGCCGGTGGCGACGTACACGCTGACATCGCAAATCACCATTCCGGACATGGCCGAGGATTGCCTTGGGGAAGCGGTCGCGGCGGGGCAATCGGCCATTGCCGGATCGAGCGGGGCGCATGCGGTAGCCGGTGCATCGGGGCTCTCTGCGTCCGCATCCACGTCAAGCGGGGATCACTACGTCATTATTGACAGCGCCAACTATGCGTCTCTCCCGGCAGCCGGAACGCGCATTGATCCGGACACTGATGTAGCGAATATGCCGACCATTATTCTCCCGTCAGTCAGTTCCAACGGAGCGTTTAGAACAGGCGACGGAGCGCACCACGTTATCTTTCGTGGACTGCATGTTAAGCCGATTAGTACGACGTGTACGGCGTGTGGGTTGACAATTTTCCAGTCGCCAAGCGCAACAACCGACGTATCTACGTGGCCCCACCACATCTACATCGAACGCTCCTACCTGCAAGGAGCGTCAGGCGGCGGGACACTACGCGGAGCCCACATGCTTGGGAGCAATATGGGCGTCGTCGATAGCGTCATCAAAGATATTTTCGTGAACGGGACAAGCAGCGACCGGCAAGGAGTCTTGCTCAATGGCGGGGGGCCGTTCCTGGTCCGGAACAATACCCTCAACGCGGATTCTGAAACGATCATGATGGGGGACAACGCGCCCCCGAATTATGACATGGACCTTGGGACGCACGATGTCACCATTACGAATAACTTTCTCTACCGCCCGCTGAGTTGGAGTCCCTATTCAACGGCGTACCCGTTGACCTTGGCCGTATCTGCCACTACGACCGCCGCGATTGATGCGGGCGGGACGTGCGTCACGTTGACCGGCAAAACGCCAGAGGCAGCGTGGGCGAACGGGATTTACTACTTTCTAGCGACCGCCGATAAGAACGGGAGTGGGTGGTATGACGAGGCGAAGCTGATTACCGCCGTAGGGGCGTGTAACGGGGCGAACTCGCTCACCCTGACGAGCGCCCATAGCCGTGTGAGCGAATCCGGGCTTACGTATCGCATTTCCTATTGGAACGGCGTGAAGACCGGCGGCTCCACAAAAAACCACATCGAGTGCAAACAGTGTCGGCGGGTGTTGATCGAGGGCAATGTCTTTCGCAACATCTCGAACGGCAACCAGTTTACAACCTTCGTGATGACTCCGCGCGGCTCGGGCGGGACGATTCAGGATCTCGATATCCAAAATAATTACATCAAGGATACGGTGGTCGGCTTGAATCTCGCCGCACGTCCGAGTGCAAGCCCGTCGAATAACTTTGCTATCGCCGGAGACGGCACGACCAATTGTTCGGGTGGGCCGTGTGTGCAAATCACGTATACCGGTGGCGTCCTCTGTGACTGTGCGACCGGGGACACCATCCAGATTCTTCGGGCGAATGATGCGTCAATCGGCACCGACGAAGCGAAAGGTATTTGGGCACTGACGCGGGTCTCCAATTCAGTCATTACGATTCCGGTGCCCTTTGTCAATGCGCACACCGGAACCGGCACCTCGGCGGGCGGCAGTATCAACATCTTCCACGCGGGGGGGCCGACCGCGCGGATTCGTGTGAAGAATAACGTCTTCGAGGAACCTGGCAGCTATCAGATGTTTGCCAGCGATTCCGCGCAAAGCGGGAAAGCGATTTTTGTCATCAACGGGTGGCCGACCTTTACGACATCAGACGGATCGGACGATGACGCGCTGTCCAATACCGGGGAGTGGAACCCGAAAGATTATAATTTTGAGCACAATACGTGCGTGGCTCCGGTCGGAACGAACATCGCCAACCGGATGCTGGAAATGAACGAGGGCGGATCGCCGGGGTACGACTACGCCAGTGATGTGCCGATGACGAATTTCACCTGGCGCTCGAATGTGTGTCCGTTTTCCGGTGAAGGCAATACCGCCTCCAACTACGGGGTTTTAGGCGGTCAGAACTCCTTGAGCGGATCGTCCTTCAATCTGCAAGGTGCGGATAACGTCATCGATGCGTTTAGCGATGCGTCTCAGAATTGGTCGAACAATGTGTTCTATAAAAACGGAACGATCACCCTCGCCCTTGAGTATTCCAAATCGGCGGACTCCAATCATGTGAACAATGCAATTGTGGCGGATAAAGATAAGGTGGGGTTTACGAGTTTTACATCCGGCACCCCGACTACGCTGTCTAATTTCACGCTGACGAATCTCTTCACGACCGGCACCTGTTCGACCTCGACGGCCAACCTCAATGTGACCTGTAGCGACACGATGCCCGCGACGGTGGTGAAGGGGACGCCCTTTAAGATCAATAGCGATGGCTCTTATTGCATGGTAGATACCGTCTCCGGCACGAGCTTGACGCTTCGGGCGAATGTCGGGAGTTGTACGACGGGCTATCCCTCGACCAATAACAACGCGGCGTTTACGCTCGGGTTCAAGGGGTGGGGGCATGATGGCACGGACCCAGGGGCGAACATGACGACGTTGATGGATGCGATCAGCGGAGTCGCGCGGTCAATTACGGGCGTGACGCTTGACCCATAGGGAGAACACATGGCCGTCTCAAATGTCAGCATCGCGAATCTCGCGCTCCAACTGCTAGGGGCGGGGCGGATTACGTCGCTCACGGAGGATCACAAGAACGCCCGCGCGGTGAATTCCTGCTTCGAGTTTCTCAGGGACCGGGAGCTTCGCGCCCACGCCTGGAATTTCGCGATCAAGCGAGCCACGTTGGCGCCGTCGTCGGTCGAGCCCGAGTTCGATTACGACTATGCGTTTCCGCTCCCGACCGATTCGCTTCGCCTGCTCCCGAAGGCCGAGCACAATCTCGACTGGATCATCGAGAACGTGGACGACAAGTCGTGCATCGTGACGAACGACGGGGACACGTTGGAGATTCGGTACATCGCCAAGATCACCGATCCGACGAAGTTCGACATGCTCTTTGTGTACGCGCTGGCCGCGAAGATTGCCGAGCATTGCTGTGAAGAACTCACGCAGAGCAATACGAAGCAGCAAAAGGCCACGCAGTTTTATAAGGACACGATTGCCGAGGCGCGGAAAATTAACGCCTTCGAGCAGACCGTCCCTGAAGAACCGGAAGATCCATGGTTGGCAGCGAGGCGCTAAATGCCGAAAGTAAGTCCGGTTCAAAATTCCTTCAACGGCGGGGAACTGTCGGATCTCCTGTACGGCCGCACGGACTTCGATGGCTACAAGGCCGCCGTGGCGACGTGTCTCAACCACATTCCACTGATTCAAGGGGCGCTCACGCGCCGACCGGGAACGTACTTCACTGATGAGGTGAAAGACAGCACCCGCGCCACGCGCATCGTCTCGTTTAAGTTCTCGACCGAACAAGCCTACATCATCGAATTCGGGAACCTCTACGTTCGGTTCAAGCGCAATAATGCGCCGGTCACCGAGACGGCGCTCGTCATTACCGGCATTACCCAAGCGAATCCGGGGGTGCTCACCTACACCGGGACCGACCCCTCGAACGGCGATCATATCGACCTCTCGGGCATCGTCGGGATGACGCAGTTGAACGGCCGGCGGGTGGTGGTCGCAAATGTGAACGCCGGGGCGAACACGTTCGAGTTGACCGATTTCGCCGGCAACAATATCAACACGACGAGTTTCACGGCCTACAGCAGCGGCGGGAGCGCGGCCAAAGTGTATACGGTGACCACGCCGTATGTGGAAGCCGATCTCTTCGAGTTGAAGTTCACGCAATCAGCGGACGTGCTGTACATCTTCCACCCGGACTATGCGCCCCGGAAATTGAGCCGGACGGGTCACGCCGCGTGGACGCTCACGACGATTACCTTTTTGGATGGGCCGTATCTGCCAATCAATGCGGAAACGACCACGATGACGCCGGGAGCGACGACCGGCAACGGCGTCACCGTGACGGCCTCGGCGGTGACCGGGATCAACGGCGGGGACGGGTTTCAGGCCACCGATGTCGGGCGGCGTTTGCGGCTCAAACATGGCTCGACCTGGGGATGGTCGCGCATCGTGAGCCGCATCTCGACGACACAGATCACCGTCGATATCGCGGATGCGTTCGGAGCCACCACGGCGACGGCCGACTGGCGCCTCGGGCTCTATTCGGACACGACCGGCTATCCGGCCTGCGGGACGTTTTACGAAGACCGGCTCGCGCTCGGCGGATCCCTGGAAGTGCCGCAACGGTTCGATCTCTCGAAGACCGGGGACTATGAAAATTTTGAGCCGACCGCGACGGACGGCACCGTGGCCGACGACAACGCGATCTCGCGCAATTTGAACTCCGATGATGTGCAGTCGATCCGATGGATGAAGGGGGAAGAGAAGGCGCTTTTGATCGGCACGTCCGAAGGGGAGTGGGCGATTCGGCCCTCGTCGCAATCGGAAGCAGTCTCTCCGACCAACATCTCGGGCAAGCAGTCGACGGACAAAGGCAGCGCGAACGTGCAGGGCATCCGTGCGGGCGGCGCCATGCTCTTTGTGCAAAAGGCGAAACGCAAACTCCGCGAGATGGCCTATGTGTACGAGGTGGACGGCTATCGCGCCCCGGACATGACGGTGATGGCCGAGCACATCACGAAGGGGGCGACTCGCGCCACCTCGGGCATCAAGGAACTGGCGTATGCGCAAGAGCCGGTCCCGATCGTGTGGGCCGTGCGGAACGATGGGGTCTTACTAGGATTTACGTACGACAGAGAACAAAAGGTGATCGGGTGGCATCGGCATATCCTCGGGGGCTATTCGAACGCAGGGCATACGGCCGATGCGAAAGTCGAATCAGTGGCCGTGATTCCGGCCTCGGATGGCTCACGCGATGAGACGTGGGTCGTCGTGCAACGCTACATCAACGGTCGGTCGGTGCGGTATATCGAATACCTCACGCCGATGTGGGAGCACGGGGATGCGCAAGAGGACGCGATTTGTTGGGACAGTGCCGTGACGTATGACGGCACCGCGGCGACGACGCTGACCGGCCTGCACCATCTCGTGGGCGAGACGATTCAAGTGATCGCGGACGGCGCGGCGCATGTCGATGTGGTGGTGAGTGCGACGGGGACGGTGACGCTGACGCGAGCCTCCGAAGTCGTGCAACTCGGGTACAGCTATAACAGCGACGGCAAATGCCTCCGTCCCGAAGCCGGCGCGGCCGATGGGACGGCGCAAGGCAAGACGCAGCGGACGAACCATCTGGTCTTCCGGTTGCACGATACGTTGGGGCTCAAAGTGGGGGCGAATTTCAACACGACGGGGTTTGGGAAATTGACGGAGATCACCTTCCGGACGTCGGCGGATGCCACGGGCGAAATGGTGCCGCTGTTCTCCGGTGATAAGGAAATCCCCTTTGAAGGGGACTATACGACGGAAAATTATGTGTGCTGGCGCAACAGTAGCGGGTTTCCGGGGACGGTGTTGGCGATCATGCCGCAATTGCACACGCAGGACCGATGATTAGCTATCTG